CATGGTTTCAATTAATATTTGTTGAAAAATATATTTGTTTAGACTTCTTGTGTGGTAATAAATCAAAACAAAAATACCATGAATCATAAAAACTAATAAATATGTTCAGTCCATCAAAGGATATGAACATACTAAAGTCCATTAAAGGATATGAACATACTAAGGTCCATTAAAGGATATGAACATACTAAAGTCCATTAAATGATAACCAACATTTTAATCATTTGTTTGGTGTGAACTGAAAATATTTAACCATTTGTACTTAAGAATAATGTTTAAGATATAAAATAATATTTCAATATATAGAAAAATGAGTGTAGATAATTTTTTTAACAGAAGCACAAATGCTTTGTATAATTCAGTAACTGGTTTATGGAATGACATTGATACTAATTATGGTTTGTTAGTTAAAAAAGACATATTGAGAATAGGGAATATTTTGCAAAATATTTTTGAGAATGGAAAAAACAAAATAGAAATTCCTAAAATCGTTGTTGTTGGAAGTCAAAGTTCTGGGAAAAGTTCATTATTAAATGGTATTCTATCATTTGAACTCCTTCCTACGGGTAAAAACATGGTAACAAGAACTCCACTTCATTTGGAACTAATCCCAAATGAAAATAATTTAGCAGAATTTGGTCAATATAAAAATGGGAAATGGTTCAGAGAAAATAAATTACCTTTTTCATTACCAACACCAACAACAGAAGAAAAAAATAATATATTAAAAACCATAGAAATAAAAACTAATAAAATTGCTGGGAAAAATTCAAATATTAGCGACAAACCCATTTATCTCAAAATATATTCAAAAGATATACCTAATTTAACATTGATAGATTTACCTGGATTAACTATGGTTGCTTGCACCGACAGAGGACAACCAAGTGACATCAAAGATAAAATAAGAACTCTAATAGGAAAATATATCAATTCTTCCAAAACAATTATTTTATCTGTTATGCCAGCCAGAACAGATTTGGAAGCAGATATTGCTTTGGATCTAATCAAAGAATATGATCCAAAAGGACTTAGAACCATAGGAATATTGACTAAAGTTGATTTGATGAATGATAATACTGATATTTCAGACTATTTATCCAATAATATTTCAAAAGATTTACAATTGTATTATGGATATTATGCTGTTAGAAACAGAACTACCATTGAAACTAATAAAATAAGTATATTAGAAGGTTTTCAAAAAGAAAAATTATATTTTGAAAATCATCCAATTTATGGTAATATGAAAGATAAATCTCATTTGGGAATTCCAAACATGACAAATAAAATTAGTGATATATTGGTTCATAAAATTAAAAAAAATTTACCATTTATATTAGATGAAATAAATCAAACATTATTTAGCATGGAGAATGAGTTATTAGATTTGGGAACAAATATTCCAAAAAGCGAAGAAGGAAAAATATCTTTAATTCATTCTTTAATATCTAATTTAACATGTGAATTTGTGAGTGTTATTGAGGATAGAGGTGTGATGTTAAATACTGGAAGAAACATTAAAAATATATTCATAAAATTTAGAGAATCAATAGAAAAATATAATCCTTTTTTGGATTTTGAAACAAATAAAGAGTATATAGAAAATTCTATTAAAAATTGTGAAGGAAATCACATGTCATTTCCATCACCTCCTGTAGAAGTGTTAGAACAATGTTTAAAAGATAAAAAATTAAAACCAATTGGACTATTGATAGAACCTTCCAAAAAATGCAATCAAAATATTTGTACTGAATTATTAGGTCTTTTGGATAAATTGTTAAGTGCTAAAAAAATTTCAAGATTTCCTTTTTTGGTAAGAAAGATTAAAAATGAACTGATGGGAGATATTATAACATCAAACATTCAAACTACAAATAAAAAAATAGAAGAAATAATTTTAATGGAGGAAAATTATATTTGGACAGATGACAAAATATTCAAAAACACATTAAAATTTATTATTTCTGATCAGTTTAACACACAAAATGGGAAAAACAACATTGAACATAAAATTCAAAACAAAATAGAAAATAAAACAATTAATAGAATGAATGGATTTAGACTCAAAAATCATGTATCAACAAAACAAACAAACATAGAAAATATGAATATTTTATTAAAAACTTATTATGACACTATCATAGAAAATGTTAAAAATTCAATTCCCAAAATAATAATGTATTTTCTTGTAAAAAAAACTGAATTGGATATGTCTGAAAAATTTTATGAGAGAATATTAAAAGAACCGACAAATAATCTTCTAAAAGAAATTGGTCATGTTCATGATAAAAGATGTCAATTACATGAAGAAAAACAAAAATTAATTTTTGCTAAAAAATCTATCAATGAACTTATTTAGATTACACCGACCGACATTTAAAATGAGATAAAATATCTCAAAAAAATTTAGGAGGATGGATTGTTAAATCCAAACTCAAATGAGTGAAACGAATAGGAAAATTCTAAATATCAGTGGTAGCATATTGCTATGCCTAAGAACATATGTTCCTAATAAATGTACTCTCTGAGGATATTCCCTTTCTCCTCTCAAGCCGACTACCACTCGACGCCTTTTCAGGGATTGGTAGTTTTTGATAATCAAAACCTCTACAGTATCGTTCAGGTCTTATTTCATTTTTCATATAAGAATGAAATATTTTTCTTATATTCAAACATCCGTTATAATCTCTATTGATACAATCAATACGATAAATACATTCGTTCGCTGTGTTTTCCATTTGAAATGTTAAGACCGAATGTAATTTTCGTCGTTTATTGATTTTATCTGTTTCATAGAAATTATTTCCTCTTTCTTCTGTTTTATAATGAAGACAAGATGTTCTGTATTCATCTATATTAAAAACACTAAATGTTTCTTTTAATTTTCGTTTTATTCCCAAATTTGGGGTTGAAATAAAATTTCTCATTTGTTTTGTTACAGACCAATTTCCATATATTATATTTAAATTTTTACCAAACTTCTTTATTATTAAATTATTCATATTATCTTCTGTTCGTTTATTAAGACAACTGATAAAAGATAGTGGTAATCATTTATTGTACACTGTTTCTTATCATCCAGAAACAAATCCAATAGAAGAATTTTTTAGTCAATTAAAACATTATATACGAAAATCTAGTCCACAAGATTACAAAGAAATTAACGAGGAAATTAAAAAAAACAAAAATAAAAAAACAACATTTAGAAAATTGTTTCAAACATAGTTTTAAAATTTATAAATAATTTATCTCATTTTAAATGTCGGTCGGTGTAATTTAATGTTTTTCTGGACCAATATATTTTATTATTAAACCCTGGTTCAGCAAATATTTTTTTTGTTGGTATAGTGTTATAACAATTTTGGTAAACATGACAATAATTTTAATTCCATTGATTTTTTGGATTAACAAAACAAAATGGTAATAAATAACTAACACATTAGTTATTATAATTCATGATGTTTTTGCTCAACAAAATTAAAACCTTGATATCCTTTAATGGACTTTGGTATGTTCATGTAATGGCCCCAATCAATATTTGTTGAAAAATATATTTATTTAGGTTTCTTGTATGGTCATAAATCAAAACAAAAAAAAATATTTTAATAAATATGTTTAGTCCATTAAATGATAAATGTACTTGGGATAAAAAAAAAACATTTAAGGTTTATTTTAAGAAAATTTTTATATTTTTAATAATCAGATGCCTAGGATAGGAAAATATAAATTACTTGAAATAATAGGTAAAGGTTCTTTTGGTTTGGTATACAAAGGATTAAATACAAAAACCAAAGGACCTGTCGCAATCAAATTAGAAAAAAGAACAAATGAAGAATCTAAACTTATCAATGAAGCAAAACTTTACAAAATTTTAAAATATAAGGGTATTCCTAAAATAGAATGGTTAGGTAAGAGTAAAAAATGGAATATATTGGTGATGGAATATCTTGGACCAACATTAGAAGAATTATTTGAATTTTGTGATCATGAATTTAGTTTAAAAACAATTTTATTGATGGCAGATCAAGTTTTAAAAATTATAGAAAAAGTTCATTTGACAGGTATTATTCACAGAGACATTAAACCAGATAATTTTTTAATAGGATTTGGAAATAATCATCATAAAATATACATGATAGATTTTGGATTGTCAAAAAAATACATCAATACAAAAACATTTCAACACAATTCATATAAATGTTGCAAACAATTCACTGGTTCATTTCGTTATTCGAGTGTCAAAAATCATAAAGGAATAGAACAAAGCAGAAGAGATGATTTAGAATCAATAGGATACATGTTGTTGTATTTCATAAAAGGTAAATTACCATGGCAAGGCATAAAAGCCAAAAATAAAAAAGAAAAAATGAAAAAAATTTATAATAAAAAAATAGATACAAATTTAAAAAGGTTATGTGATGGTTGTCCAGAGGAATTTCTAACTTATATGAGATATTGTAAAAGACTGAGATATTCTGAAAAACCAGATTATTATTATGTGAAACAAATATTTAGAAATTTAATGAAAAAAAAAAAATACAAATATGATTATGAGTATGATTGGGATTACAAAACAGATTTTCCAAATAATTAATATTTGTTTATTTAAAGAGATTTTTTTTTTGAATATGGAAAGTATGAGGGATTCATATTTTCTATGTTTAAGTTTCCACAAAAATATGTTTTTAGCATTTCTTTATTTAACGAGAAATAAATCATGAGAAAAAAACAAAAAAATGAATGGTTTCAATCATTAACAATACTCAAGTTTTATTTAATTATCTATCAAGCAATCAACCTAAACAGATTAGAAGATTTCCATATGTTTCTATTAGAAATAGGACATAAAAACTTTTTGTGTGGATAGGATTCATACCATCTAATGAGACATGTGTAATGACAACTGGATGTTCTGGAAATTATGAAATGGTCACCAATGGATTTTTCATGACAAATCAAGCAATTATCTGCTAAAGCAATTTTAATTTCTTTGGGTTCATTTCTATAATATAATCGTGATATCCATTTGTGTCTATTGTCTGGACCATTATAATCACAACCTTTTTGAGACAAATAAATCAACAAATCAAGAGATTTTTTAGGGCAAAAATCCAGGGCATTTTTTCCAGAAAAACTCTTTATATTAATATCAAATCCTTTTTTCTCCAAATAGTCCAATATTTCAATACGATTATGACCAGCAGCCAGCAAAAAAGCATTCTGTCCCAGTTTATTTTTAGCATGAATGTCAATTCCTTTTCCTTCCAAATAGTTCAATATTTCAATATTACCATTTTGTATAGCCATCAAATATGCGTTATCTCCATAATGGTTTTTGAAATGAATATCAAAACCTTTTTTCTCGAGATGGTCCAATATTCTTATATGACCATAGAATGTAGCCAGTAAAAAAGCATTGTTTCTAACCCCCCTGGTTTTTAAATTAATATCGATACCTTTTTTCTCCAAATATTCCATGATTTCAATATAACCATTTTGTGCGGCTATTAAGTATGCGTTATATCCTTTTTTGTTTTTGACATGAATATCAAAACCTTTTTTCTCGAGATAGTCCAATGTTCTTATATGACCATTGAATGCAGCCCGTAAAAAAGCATTGTTTCCACTCCTAGCTCTTAAATTAATATCGATACCTTTTTTATCCAAATATTCCATGATTTCAATATTACCATTTTGTGCTGCTATTAAGTATGCATTAAATCCTTTTTTGTTTTTGACATGAATATCAAAACCTTTTTTCTCGAGATAGTCCAATATTCTAATATGACCATGGAATACAGCCAGCAAAAAAGCGTTGTATCCACTCCTAGCTCTTAAATTAATATCGATACCTTTTTTCTCCAAATATTCCAAAATTTCAATATTATCATTTTGTGTGGCTATTAAGTATGCGTTATATCCACTTTTGTTTTTGACATGAATATCAAAACCTTTTTTCTCTAAATATTCCAAAATTTCAATATTATCATTTTGAACAGCCACTAAGAATGCGTTATGTCCATCTTTGTTTTTGACATGAATATCAAAACCCTTTTTTTCGAGATAGTCCAATGTTCTGACCTGTTCATAAAGTGCAGCTACTAAAAAAGCATCCAACCCTTGTTTATTTTTGGCATAAATGTCAATTCCTTTTTTCTCCAAATATTCCAAAATTTCAATATTACCATTTCGTACAGCCATCAAGTATGCGTTATTTCCATTTTTGTTCTTGACACAAATATCAAAACCTTTTTCCTCGAGATATTTTAATATTTCGACATGACCATTGAGAGCGGATAATAAGTAAGCATTGTTTCCAAGTTTGTTTTTGACATAAATTTCAAAACCTTTTTTGTCTAAATATTCCAATATTTCTTTTTGACCAAAATGTGCCGCCGACAAATATGCGTCATTTCCATCATGGTTTTTGACATGAATATCAAAACCTTTTTCCTCGAGATATTCCATTGTTTCGACTTTACCATTAAAAGCGGATAATAAGTAAACATTGTCTCCATCTTTGTTTTTAACATGAATATCAAAACCCTTTTTTTCGAGATAGTCCAGCACCCCCATTTGACCATTGAATGCCGCAAGCAAGAAAACATTATTCCCATTTTTAGTTCTAGCATGGATGTCAAATCCTTTTCCCTCTAAATAGTCCAATAATTCTATTCGACCAAAACAAATTGCTGTAAAATAAGCATTGTGTCCATTTTTGGCCCTAACATGAATATCAAAACCTTTTTCCTCCAAATAGTCCAATAATTCTTTTTGACCAAAACGTACCGCCAATAAATATGCATTGTCTCCATGTTTATTTTTGATAGTAATATCAATACCTTTTTTCTCAATATAATCCAAAATTTCAGTTCGTCCATTACATGTTGCCAATAAATATGCATTGTCTCCATATTTGTTTTTGACATGGATATCAATTCCTTTTCCCTCCAAAAAGTCTAAAATTTCGATGGAACCTTTCCATGACGCCAATAAATACGCATTGTATCCATTTTTAGCCCTAACATGAATGTCAACACCTTTTTCCTCCAAATAGTTCAATAATTCTTTTTGACCATAACGTACAGCCAACAAGTATGCGTTTTCCCCACGTTTGTTTTTAACATGAATATCAAAACCTTTTCCCTCCAAATAGTCCAATAATTCTTTCTGACCAAAACGTACAGCCAACAAGTATGCGTTTTCCCCATGTTTGTTTTTGACATGAATATCACAACCTTTTTTCTCGAGATATTTCAGTGTCTCAACATAACCCCGACGTACTGCCATTAAATAAGCATTTGTTCCATCATCATTTTCAAAATGGATATCAAAACCTTTTTTCTCAAGATAGTCCAATACCACCGTTTGACCATTGAATGCCGCAAGCAAGAAAACGTTATTTCCATTTTTAATCTCAACATGAATGTCAAATCTTTTTCCCTCTAAATAGTCCAACAATTCTATTTGACCAAAACAAATTGCTGTTAAATAAGCATTGTGTCCATTTTTAGCCCTAACATGAATGTCAAAACCTTTTTCCTCCAAATAGTCCAATAATTCTTTTTGACCAAAACGTACCGCCAATAAATATGCATTGTCTCCATATTTATTTTTGATAGTAATATCAATACCTTTTTTTTCAATATAGTCCAAAATTTCAGTTCGTCCATTACATGTTGCCAATAAATATGCATTGTCTCCATGTTTGTTTTTAACATGAATATCAACTCCTTTTTTTTCCAAAAAGTCTAAAATTTCAATGGAACCTTTCCATGACGCCAATAAATAAATCTCTTTGTTGACATACTCATTATTGTAATTTTCCACAAATTCATCAAAATAATCATAAAACAACAGGAAGGACAATTTGATAGATTCATCTTCAATTTCCATTATGGTTTTAAATTTTAGCTTTGGTAATTCTTCCAATTCTTCCCACGAATTTTCTAAATGTTCGATGTATTTGTCCATAAAAATTCCAGTAGCAGAATCACCAGTGGCAGAATCTCTAGAACCGCTCTCACCATCGCCAGCACCACTTTCACCATCGTCAGCACCACTTTCACCATCGTCAGCACCACCACCACCGCCACCACCACCGCCAGGGCTGGAATGAACACCAGCAATCATATTTTTATCCCATAAAAAATGTTTGATATATTTTTTCAAAATTCTTTTACCAATGTTTGATGTCACATCATATTTTTTGTTATTGTCAGGATCCAAAATTAAATTCATTATATAAAAACAAATATTTTTACTGTTGAATGATCACTTGGTTTAATTAAGATTCGTTGAGAATTTGGGCATTATCCTTTAATGGACTAAACATATTTATTAAAATTTTTTGTTTTGATTTATGACCATTCAAGAAGCCTAAATAAATATGTTTTTCGACAAATATTTATTGAAACCATGGTGTAAATATATCCTTTGATGGACTGAACATATTTATCAGTTTTTATGATTCAGGGTATTTTTGTTTTGATTTATTACCACACAAGAAGCCTAAACAAATATATTTTTCAACAAATATTAATTGAAACCATGGTGTAAATATTCACCATAGTCCATCAAATTATACCATAGCCCATTAAATGATAATTATCAAAAAAAATCAGGAATCATAAAAATATGCTTTAAAAAAAAATAGTTCAGACATTTGAATAAATACAAAATTTCATAAGACATTATCCTTAGAGACCTATCTGGGTTTCCAGAGGGGAAAACCGTAGTTAACCGACTTGGAGGCCACAAAAAGATATGTTTTTTAAAAATATTAATTAAGAACCAAAATTTTCCATCAATACATTATTATAGTTTTTTCTTTAAGTAGTTAATGATATTAGCATTGTCGAAAAGTGTAAAATTATGAATTTTATTTGGAGTGATACAATAATCCAATTTCTGGTCATAGTTATTTATATCAGATATCAATTCTATGGGTTCTTCCAATGATAATCCTATTTTAACTGACCTATCATTTAATTTATGATTGGATAAAAATTTATCATAATAACCTTTTCCATATCCAACACGATTACCAATTTTATCAAAAACAAGCAATGGAACAAGAATTATATCAATGGTATCTAATTTGACAAATAATTTAGAAGATATTGGTTCTGGAACACCATATTTATTTTCATTCAAATATGAAGAATAATATTTATGAATAAGAACTTCATTTTGGAAATCTATCACAGGAACAATAATTTTTATGTTTTCATAATTTCTGATAATTTTATTTATTATTAGAGTTGTGTCTACTTCGTTATTTTTAACGATTGGTAAAAACATGTGAATGACTCCAAAATTATTAAAATTAAAATAATTAAATAAATTCACCATAATTGATTCACTTTTATTTTGGATATAAATGTTGGAATATGATTTTCGTTTTTCAAGAGATAATTTTCTTATTTCATGTTTTGAAAAATTTTCTAACATTTAATACTAAAAAAAATAATTAAAAATATAATTAATAACCAAAAATATAATTAAAAATAAAGATTGAGTAAAAAATTATGATAACCATACAAAATAGTAATTTGACTTTGATGTTATCACAACATTTGTACTTTTGAAACTTCAAAATAAACAATTGTACAATTTAGCAGTTCCTTTAATGAAATAAATTCAAGGAATTGGTAAAATATGTATTATTGACTCATAAATAAAGACTTATGTTCCACCACCCCAACAAGATCTGAAATTTTCTAAGGGATTATTATATGTTATATTCAATTTATCAAATAAATCACACCTAATGAAAAACATATTTCCAGTGTGCAGTACAAATTTGTATCCTTTTTCAATTCCTAAATGATAAGTAGGTTTAAAACCAGTACCTTGGTATTTATTTGGTGTGTGTACCCAATTTGAATTATTCACTTTAACTGAAGAATTAATTTCGATTATTACAATTTTTGGTTTGTACATTTTTAAGCTTTTCCAAACTTGATAATCATATGAATCAATATCAATGGACAAAATATCAAAATCATTCGGAATGTTGGTTTTCTTTAGAAGATTATCAAGTGAGTCAGAAGTATTATTATGATCAACATATGCTTTGATCGGAACAATATTTTGAAACTTTTCAACAGTTCTTAACAGGTCATTATATTTCTTATTATCTCCTTCAATGAACACAGCATTAAAATTTTTATTTTTTACTAAATTAAACGTATTTGATAAATGGATTCCATCCCAAGCACCAAATTCACATACCCAACCATTTTTAATACTCAATCTTTTAAGTAATTCTTCTATTATTCCATCTTCGCCATTTTGTGAATAAATATTTCTTGAGTATTTTTTATAGAATTTATTTGAATATATCATATAATTTATCATGATATTTTGAATGACAATTTAACGGAATATTGATTCTGTTCCATTCTTGAGTTTCAAGGTTCGATATTTCGTTTGATTTATACTTCCTCATTATCTAAACTAGTCACAAATAAAAATAGATCATCACTAAATCCAAAATGACATCCATTTGGTTTATCTGTTATTAATTTTTTGTGGGATGTGTTTTTACTATGAAGCAGCGATACCAAAATTCTATCTGATTCTATCTCTTCACAATTCTCAAATCTCTCTCTTAAAAACTCTTTTGCTTCTCCACCAACAGAATTATCATTGAATTTTTGTTTTTCCCAAAATTGTTTTTTAAATGTCAATGTGGCTTCTGACACACGTTCATTGAATGGTAAATTGCATGGTGGAACATTCATCATGCTTATATATTTGGTAATATGGAAACATCCTATTGTAGAACTAAAAACACATTCCTTTCCACATTCTATCAATTTATTTATTCTTATATTCACACTTTCAGGATAATAATAATCATCATCGTCCATAAACAATATATATGAATGTTTGCAATTCTCGACACAAACATTTCTTTTTTTTCCTATTGTTACTTTTTTTTCCAATCTGACATATTTAATATTTTCTTCCTTTGGTAACATATCTTCAACTCCTTTCCCTTTGTCACTATCATCCACTATTACCCATTCAAATCTATTTTTTGGATAATATATGTTTTTATAATTATAAATGGCCATTTTAAAAAGTTGTCTTCTGTTATATGTAGGTGTTGCTATTGATATTAATGGTAAATCTATTTCAAAATTTTCAGAATTGTCATAATTGTCGGATTTTTTAGAATTGTAAGATTTTTCAGAATTTTTAGAATTTTCATGATTTTCAGAATTTTTAGAATTTTCGGAATTTTCGTAATTTTCAGAATTTTCATAATTTTCAGAATTGTCAGAATTATCAGATTTTTTAGATTTTTTTTCTTTTTTTTCCATTTTTTTTTTTAAAAAGCTTATTTTTGAAAATATTGATGTAAATATGTTTTTCAATAATTCTCGATGTTTTTTAGAATTTTCTATGAAAGATTTTCTTGTATTTTTTCCTATTTCTTTTAATTCTTTTTTATTTTTTTTTAAAATATTTTCTATATTCTCTTGGAAATCTTTTTTACAAAAAGATACTCTGTACCCTAATGTTTTCTTCATTTTTATTTTTTTATTTTTTTTAACCAAAAACCCTGTATCTTTATTTATTAATTCATTCATAGTAGGAAAATCAGTTGTTAACACTACAGAAAAAGTAGATTTTGCTTCATTGATGTAATGTCCAAAACCTTCTGTAGAACTACAACATAAATGGATTCCACAAATATTCATTATTTGAATTAATTTATTTTCATCTAATCTGGTTTGAATGTACTTTATGTTATCTTGAATTTTAGGTTTTATTTTTACATTTTGTGGATTGAAAACTATGATTAATTCTGGATATGATGATTTCCATGAAGAAATTATTAATTGTGTGTTTTTATAAATAGATTTTCCACATAAATGTAGAATTTTATTATAATTTTTAATTTTATTCAATGTTTTGACATTTCTGTCCATACTTGTCCAACCAATATATTTAACCTCTGTTTTACATTTTGTTTGTTTGATTATTTCCAAAAATATATTTTTAGAATATTGTGATTTACACAAAATTAAATCATATTTATCCAAATAATTTTTCCAATGTTTAAAAAACCATTCTTGATTTGGAATTAAAATATTATATTTGGCTGTTTTGGTCATTATTCCATTTACTATTTCAATAAAAATATTAATATCAGCTTTCGGACATTTATTGGAATAAAAATTAACAAAATTAAAACTTACCTTAAATTTTAAATAAAAGCACAATTTCATATTTTTCAAAAAAAGTGACACATCATTGCTTAATCCATATTGGTTATGATGTGAAATAATATTAATTTTTATTGCGTATTTTTTATTCATGAATTTTTAGATTTATAAAATTTTAAATAATAAATATCATGGAAATATATTGAAAATGAAAGGTTTAATTCATATTTAATGTCTGGTTCAACAAAAATTCTTGGTTAAATAAGATTATTTGTCACTTTAATTTTAAAGGCCTGAAAATGCACTACCAAAATCAATGTCATCATCACCATCATCGGTGACATCACCATCATCAGTGTCATCACCATCATCGGTATCATCACCATCATCAGTGTCATCACTATCATCATCGTTATCATCACTATCATCATCACTGTCATCACTATCATCATCACTGTCATCACTGTCATCACTATCGTTTCTTTTTTTTCCATAGTTTAACCAAGGTTCTTTGGATTTACTGTTTATATAATTTACAGTTTCAAATGGTACATTTTTTTCACACCATCCATGTTTTGTAATAATAGAATCAGTGTCTATTTCCGTAGCACAAAATGGATCACTTACAATTCTTGTTCTTCCATGAAAATTTTCTTCAAAAGGTCTTTTGTTAGATTTAACCAATATTTTATCTAAATGTGTTCTGGCTATTTCTCGGTTTTTTTTGTTCCAATTTTCATCATAGTAAACTTCTTTAACACAACCAGTGTATAATTTATCATCTTTCAAAAATCTCTCTCTTTTCCATGGTAACTTACAATAATTTGTCTCAGCACTTCTTTGAATCTTGTATGGTTCTCTTTTTATTTTTTTTTTTCTCAATAGTCTCAAAAACTTCAAATAAGATTTATTTATTTTTTTTGTTTTGATTGTGTTGTTGGTATCCCTCAAATTATACATAACAGGAATTTTGTTGCTTCTGTGATTTGAGCTTTTCACAAGTTTAGATTTACGTAAAATATCATTTTTATCAAGTTTGTTTTTTTTACATTTTGGATTTTTGTTACATGTGTCCAATATTTTCCAATATCTGAAATCTAAATAATCGGGATTTTCCACCAAATCAAGGACATTTTGTTGATATGTCTCTATTGTGTATCCTTCTTTCAAGTGTTTTATGACATAATCAGGATGAACAGCTTTTCTTCTTCTTCTTGGATGTTTTAACCAAACAGCTGAAATCCAACCTTGTGTTTTTCTTTTATTAAAATCTTTTATTGGGACATAAAAACCTTTTTTTTTTATCCCATTTTGAAACATTTTAATTTTGCTATTCTTAAAAACAGAAACAAGTTCAATTTTATAATTAGATTTATTTTTTTTCGATTTTCTTTTTGTTCCACTCCTTGATTTTCTTTTTGATCCACTCCTTGATTTGCTTTTTGATTTGCTTCTTGATTTTCTTTTTGATCCACTCCTTGATTTGCTTCTTGATTTGCTTTTTGATTTGCTTCTTGATTTGCTTTTTGATTTGCTTCTTGATCCACTCCTTGATCCACTTCTTGATTTGCTTCTTGATCCACTTCTTGATTTGCTTCTTGATTTGCTTCTTGATCCACTCCTTGATTTTCTTTTTGATCCACTCCTTGATTTGCTTCTTGATTTGCTTTTTGATTTGCTTCTTGATCCACTTCTTGATTTGCTTCTTGATTTGCTTCTTGATCCACTTCTTGATCCGCTTCTTGATTTTCTTTTTGATCCACTCCTTGATTTGCTTCTTGATTTGCTTCTTGATCCACTCCTTGATTTGCTTCTTGATTTGCTTCTTGATCCACTCCTTGATTTGCTTCTTGATTTGCTTTTTGATTTGCTTCTTGATCCACTTCTTGATTTGCTTCTTGATCCACTCCTTGATTTGCTTCTTGATCCACTTCTTGATTTGCTTCTTGATTTGCTTTTTGATTTGCTTTTTGATTTGCTTCTTGATCCACTCCTTGATTTGCTTCTTGATTTGCTTTTTGATTTGCTTTTTGATTTGCTTCTTGATTTGCTTTTTGATTTGCTTTTTGATTTGCTTCTTGATCCACTCCTTGATTTGCTTCTTGATCCACTCCTTGATTTGCTTCTTGATCCACTTCTTGATTTGCTTCTTGATTTGCTTTTTGATCCACTTCTTGATTTGCTTCTTGATTTGCTTCTTGAACTTCCTAAACCTGTAAAACCACTCAAACCAGAATCGCTGCTTAGGTCATCAAAAATTCCTGAACTGAGACTACTTAACTTTCTTGGACTTGTAGAAACCATTCCTGACATATAATTACAAATTATTTTATTTAATTTTATTATTTGTTTTTTGTACTAAAATATCTCGTATTTTTGGGCATCAAATTAAAATATGGAAGTTTTTTGTGTTTTTTTGGAAATGGTCTAAGTTTTGAAAATCTCACATTGAAATCAGAACGTGAATTATTTGTTTGAATATTTTTATAGGAAATATCACTGTTGTTACATGAATTGTCATATGGATTAATATTTAGTTTTTTTTTTTCTTCATTACTCAAAATTCTATTGTCCAGAACAGTTTGAGTTTTATACAAATTAAAATTTCTGGATAACATATTTTCATTAATTTGTTGTCTTGATAAATTAATGTCTGGTGAAATAATATTTGTACAATAATTTTTAGTTTGATTTTTTTTTATTGTGTTAGTTCCATGTGAAGTTTTACAAAATTGATTCATATATAATTAAAACTATTAAAAAATAAATCAAACATTAACATGGATGATTCGTACAAAAAATTTTTTTTAAATATTTTTAAGCTTTAACATGACTTATGAGATTGGTGACAATACAAGAAATAATATAAAAGATAAATTTGGAATTATAAGAGATTTGAGCATTCAAAAAATTTTCTCTAAAAATGATCCCATAAATAATGATGATTTTTTGGAAAATATTAAAATCAACAATGATGAAAATAAAAAAAATGAAAATTTGTCTTTTGAAAATTTAAATTATGATCCAAATGATTTGTTCATGAAAAACAAAGAAAAACAAGATACCAATATTGAATTTGATAAAAATATTGGAAATATCGAGCGTGAAAATGAAAATGCTAAAAAAATTAATGTTAAAATATATGATGATTTATCTGATTCTTGTGGCAAATTAATGAAAAATATAACCTTAGATGATATAAATTATATTATCAATAAAATAGATTTAAATGAAAAATCATTTGATCAAAAACAAATCAAACTATTCGTAAATTTTATAAAGAAAAAAAATCAATTAAATGAAACAAAAATTGACAAAACAAAAATTGAAAATATCAAAAATACAAATGTTAAAATGAACATTGAGAATACTAAAACAGGTGACACAAACACTAAAACAAACGATGAAAATGTTAAAAAATACAATATGAACACCAAAACAAACAATAAAAATATAAAAATGAATATCCAAAATACCAAAACAAACAATAAAAATATCAAAATTAATATCCAAAATACCAAAACAAACAATAAAAATATCAAAATTAATAAAACATGTGATACAAATACAAAAACAAACAATGTAAATAAAATTAATGACACAAGTACTAAAACAGACAACAAAAATTTAATTGATGATTTGCTCAATTCAAGAAAACAAGAATTAAAAAAATTTGGAAAATCTGTTAAATCTAATTTCGTGGATTCAACTTATTTTTCCAATGATTCAACAAATCCAAAAATATTAACAATTAAACATAGAATATCCATTAATTCAACTGATAGAAATAAAGAAAAATATCCAAACATAAATGATTTTTCAATTGAATTAATAAATGAAGAAACACTGAATATTACGAATATTCAATCTGTTCAATTGATATCAACTATATTTCCAAAATATAGCAATATAGATGGTAATTTAGAAAATTACCCATATTTGATTCTGGAAATAAAAGAATTTGGCGGAAATTACAAAGGTACAAACATTCATATGAACAAAGCTTTTTCAAAATTAGTTTTTGACAGAGATTGTGGAAAATATAAAATGGCAAAATCGGATAATATTAAATATTTTAATCCAGCGATAAACATAACAAAATTGTCTATTTTAGTTAAAAAACCAAATGGAGATAAATATGAATTGGGAGACAATATCAATAAAGGAGACATGGTCATTATTCCTGAGATTAGTTTTGATTTTGAATTTGTTTGTATAAAAAAACATTTCACTATTTCCAGAATTGTTATGTAAAATGTATGAAAAATACCATTTTTTTAATGGAGCAGTTTTAATTCTGAACAAATTTGTTTATGATTATTCATGGTATTTCGTTTTGGTTTTAACCATAACAAGAAATATGAAATTTAAACTGTTTTATTAGGACCATGAAAACATGCCAAAAATAATTATATATTGATTGAAAATTAAATATATTTTTTTTGTAAATTACATGTTGTAATGGTCAATGTTCTTCACACTTGCAATAAACATCATTATTATTTTCCATGATCAATAAAACATAATTATTTTAATTGAACTTCTTGGTTTTAATTCATATTTGTTGAATGTTTATTCATGAGAATGTTCATTCATAATGAACACATGGTGTTAAATCATAAAATCAAATAGGTTTTTTATGAATAACAGGATGACTTATATGATGGTTACATTCATATTCATATCTATAATTAATATCATTTATTTTGTTCCATGACCACTCATCCAATATATCAAAATGATATGTTAAAACATACATGCTAAATCTTGTTTCATTTTTATTCATAAATTTCTCATAGAACTGTTTGTTTTTTTTTTTCCAATTAAATTCTTCATGAATTTGTTTTAATTTTTCATCCGGAATATCATTTTTATTTAATTCATCAATCAATCTAATCTGACAAAATTGCCTAAATGGTTTATTATTTTTGTATTCCATTATTACCGATTCTTGACATGCCCAATGATATTTATGATTTTTACAAAGTAAATAAATCATGAAAAGCATTAATTTTGATTTATAAATTTTTGAATTTTCAATATCATATTTTATTAAAAATTTATTTTATTATTTTAATTCGTTTATTTTATAATAATGGATTATAGTGAATTATCATATAAATTAACAAAAAATATTGATAAAAAAACTAAAAAAATTAATGGTATATATTTTACACCACCAAATACTATTAATAAAATTTTAAATTTATTAAAACCATTCATGAAAAATATTAATAATATTTTAGAACCTTCTTGTGGTTCTTGTGAATTTATATCTATATTAGATAAAAAATTTAAAAATTTAAATATAATTGGAATAGAATTTAATAAAAAAATTTATAATTCAATTAAAAATCTAGAAAAAAATAATATTAAAATCCATAATGATAATTTTTTATCTTATGAAAAAATGGATAAATTTGATCTTATTATAGGAAATCCTCCATATTTTGTTATTAAAAAAAAAAATGTCGAACCATATTATTATAATTATTTTAATGGAAGACCCAATATTTTTATTCTGTTTGTTATAAAATCATTAAAATTACTTAGTAAAAATGGAATTTTAAGTTTTGTATTGCCTAAAAATTTTTTAAATTGTTTGTATTATGATAAAACAAGAAAATTTATTTTAGAAAAATTCACTATATTAAATTTATTAGAGTGTAATGATGATTATATTGAAACAAAACAAGAAACTATTATATTATTAATTCAAAATAAATATGACAGTGAAAAAATAAATAGTAAATTTGTTTTAAAAAATAGTAATTATACTATTTTTGGAACATTGGAAAATATTGTTGAACTGAAAAAATTATATCTAAATTCAACAACATTATCTAAATTAAAATTTGTAACAAGTATAGGAAATATTGTATGGAATCAATGTAAAAAATATTTAACTGATAATAAAAATAATACACTTTTAATTTATAGTTCAGACATAATTAATAATAAATTAGTTATCCAAAAATATAAAAATAAAGATAAAAAAAATTATATTATTAAAAAAGGATGTACCAAACCATTATTAGTAATAAATAGAGGTTATGGAGTGGGAAATTATAAATTTAAATATTGTTTAATAAATGATAATTTAAAATATTTAATAGAAAATCATTTAATTTGTGTTAATTATTCTGAATCAAAAATTTCAAATAAAAATTTAATAGAATTATACAAAAAAATAATAAAATCTTTTGAAAATATCAAAACCAAAAAATTTATTGATTTATATTTTGGAAATAACGCAATAAATTCAACAGAATTAAATGAAATTATGCCTATTTATGATATTTGAAGAGAAGGAAAAGCTATTCCATTACCATTTTTCCATCTCAATAATATTTTAATTTTAATTCCATTTTCTGTTGTTGCTATATAAGATGATATTTTAGGATTTTTAATATAGGATTTAATTATATGATTATTTAAATTAGAATATTCTATATTAAATTCCCCATCTTTATATAACATATAAATTTTATTTTTTTGGGTATTTTTCAAATATTCTGATAATTTTGCAATATTCAAAGAAGTATTTTTAATAAAATTAATAATACTTTCTTTTGAAATTTTTTTGGCATTTTCATAGAAATTTATATCATTTTTATTAGCAGTATATTTACTACTTCTAGAACAACCACTATAATATTTTTTTTGAAATAATTCCATAAATTTAGGTTTTGTTTGATGAATATTATTGATATATTCATTGTGATTTGGTAAAGATAAATTATATTTTTCGGATAAAATTGGTAAATAATTAGTGAAATAATATGATTCATAAGAATCACTAAAATATTTTGATGGTTTCATGGGTGAGACAAATTGTGGTGTGTCATTAATATTTTTAGCATTAAATTTAAATTCTATATTTAATATATTAGTTTTATTTACTATTATATCAAAATCATAATTATATTTACGTCCTCCTTTATGGACACATTCTAATGAATTTATTGTTAGTTTACCAAATTTATCTAAAATAATTTTTTTAATGAAATTATTTATATTTTGACGTAGATTATCCCAATTACTATATGTGAAATAAATTATTGGAATTTTTTTATTTATTATTGCTCCAATTATATTTTCTCTGATCTTATTTTTTTTGTAATTTTTATTTTATTTTGTATTTCAGAAAAAACAAATTTATGAACCTCAACTTTTTTTTACAAAAAAATATTCTTTGTCCCTTCAAAGCACAATTAACCAGGCTTTTACGGTCTTTGCTTCAGAATAAGTCACATGCTTCCAAAGGATAAAATTGTGACTATTTTTAGAGATAGTTTTTCAAAAAAATATAAAATATATTATCTAATTAATGAATAAAATAAAAATTCATTTTATATTACCAGGTGGTGGAGTGAAAGGTTGTTTTCAAGCTGGATTTATCTATAGATTATATAAAAGTTATTCGGAATATTTTGAATTATATCAGATAGATGGATGTTCTGTTGGAGCTCTAAATGGGTTAGGTGTGGCATCTGGAAATATTGAACAATTAAAAGATATTTGGACCAATATTAGTTGTTCAACTGATATATTTTCACCACTTTCTAAAGTTCCATTCATAAATGGTATAGTCACAGCTTATAGTGTTTTCTATAAAAATGGAGTTTATAAAAATAAACTTCAAGATATAGTAGAAAAATACAAAATTCAAGAAAAAAATTACATGGATAAATTCAATTGTGTGGTATCTAATATAAGAACAGGAATATTCCAATATATAAATGGTCTAAATCCAAAAATTAAAAAATATGTGACAGCTTCAGGAACACCATGGATCATATCATCTCCTGTAGAAATAAATGGAGAAATATACACCGATGGTGGATTACTTCAACTATACCCAATAGAATATATTGATGATTCTAAAGCTGACATAAAATTAATTATAGGTTATGATGATGCCCATTTTTATAAATATTCTAATGAAGGAGATAATATTTTATATTACTTGGCAAGAATAATAGATATTTGTAGAACAAATAATCAAAATATGAAATATGCTAAAAAAATAATAAAAAAAAATGATGTGGTTATTGTTGATAATCCTATTAAAGTAGATTTTTTAAGATTTGAACCTAAAATCATTAAAGATGGATTTAAGTTGGGAGAAACATCAGCTGTTAAATTTGCTATTAGATATTTTAAAATAAAAAAAAAAGGTTATCTGATTGACCAAATTTCAAAAAAAAAATCTCAACTAAAAAGAAATAAATCATTTGGAAGTTTTTCTAGATTCACTAAATATTTATGAATTTATTTATTCATTTAATAATTTTCCATTTTAATTTTTCACCAGAACATAATGGTGTTAAATTATCTATAATATATGGGACTTGCCATTCTATTTTTTTTAAGGTTATAAATTCGTTATTATGTGACAATCCATAGAAATCACAACCATTCGTACTTATAAATTTTTCTAATTTATTTAAAGAATTAGCATTTTCAAATATTTCTGTAACTATTTCTATGGCAACTGGACTATTAAAAATACCAGCACAACCACATTTAGACAATTTATTTTCTTTTTTGTGTGGAGCGTTGTCCGTTCCTAAAAAAAATTTCTTATGACCACTCGTGGCCACTTTAACCAAAGCAATTTTGTCTTTTCGTTTTTTAAGGATTGGTAAACAATACAAATTAGGATGAATTCCACCATCAAAAATAGCATTTCTGTCATATGTCAAATGATGGGGAGTTATAGTTGCAAACACATTTTGGTGTGATTTTACAAATTCAACTGCCATTTTAGTACTGATGTGTTCTAAAACAATTCTTAGGTTAGGAAATTTTTTAATAATAGTTTTCAATTCTTCTTCTATAAAAATCTGTTCTTTTTTAAAAATATCTGTATTTGGTTTTATACTTTCACCATGAATTAAGAGAGGGATATTTTCTTCTTCCATAATTTTTAGAACATGAAATATTTCCATAATATTTTTAATGCCATTTGATGAATTAGTGGTAGCATTTTTAGGATAATATTTAATTCCAGAAATAGTTTGATGATTTTTCAAATCTTTTAATTCTTCTATTATCAGATTCTTGCTCATGTATAAGGTCATGAGTGGATTTCCATTTAACAGTCCTATTTTGTTCATAGTTTTAATAATTCTTTTTCTATAGTCCAATGCTTGTTTGATAGTAAATATTGGTGGTTTTAAATTGGGCATTACTATTACATTTTGAAATTTTTTAAAACAATGTTTAACTGTAGTTTTTAACATTTCACCATCACGTAAATGGTGGTGAAAATCATTTGGTTTTCTTATTTTTAATTCCATTTTAAATATCAAACAAAAGAATTATTTATGTCCATTTGATATATTTTTGTACACCTTCATAATTTAATTAAATAAAGTTTTTGACAAAAATAGAATTTGGATGGGAAATTTAGGAAATTTAACATTTTGGAGAGTGGGACATATATCCATAATCAAGATTATTGAACATTTACCAAAACAGCAAAACGAAAAAACAAGAAAATGTATGACACACAAAGTTGAAAAAAAATATTAATTATAATTAATGAATAAAATTAATGGAATAAATCTGTTTTCAAAACATGGAAAAAACATATTGAAAAATTATGTGGATTTATATTTAAAATTTGGCGGTCAAACAACAACAGAAATTGAATCACCAATTGAATCACCAATTGAATCACCAGTTGAAACACCATTTAAATGTCAAGATATAGATGAATATTCAGATGAACATACAAATTGTGTGTTAGAATATTTAATTACTTTACCAAAAATATATATTTTATTGGGGTGTGTTAACACAGAAAAACATGTTGGATATTTCGATTTGTGTGTCAATAATGATGGGGATGAAATCGACAAAATAAAAGTTAAACCTTGCTCAATAAAATTAAATTTCAATGATATTGGAAATAAACTGGATTTGTTAAAAAATAGAGCTGACAAAATAATGTTCGATTTATCCACCGTTAAAAATTGGAATGGACAAATATTCACACTATTACAGTTATTGAAAGAAAATGGAGAATTGTACATTCCATTAGATAACCAAATAGTACAAGTAAAACATGAAATTAGAAAAAATATGGTAAATAAACTATATTATTCAACAATTAGTGAAAATCAATGGTTTGAAATGGAAAAAATAGATGGATTTAAATATGATTTTTTTGACAAAATAATAGATTTTAGCAATTATTTTGAAAATAACAATGAAAAAATAACAAATTTCACTGTAAAACAAATAAATTTAAATGAATTGTACCTAAACAGAAAAATTGGTTTTTTAAACAATGATAAAATTTATGGTTCAGAACTCAGTCTTGAGGATTTTATCAAACTGAACAATGTGATTCTTTCTACAATATATATAGATTCAAAAGATGGCATAAAAAATATGTTAATGCTTGAACTTCAAGTATATTTTTTGTTAGAAAGAAATCGTTTGTTCATAAAACAATTAAACAAAAAAATAAAAAAATTAGTTAAAAAAGGTAAAGCTCACGATAATTTTAGTATTGAAAATCCACAATTTGTGTTTGAATATTTTAAAGATGAATATCCAGTTAAAAATGATAAAATGAGTTGTGATGAATATGTTAAAATAACAAGACGTTTTTGATAGACCAAACGTTTTTACAATAACCATAACAAGAATAAAAAATCACATAATCCATAAATATATAATTTTTTGTTGGTTCAAATCAATCAACTTCTTCAATATTTGGTTCTTCAACTGGATTTGATGTTCCATTCGATGAAGGCATATCACCAGTTGGCATATTACCAGTTGGCATATTACCAGTTGGCATGTTAGAAGGTATATCTCCAGTAGCTGATTTATACATTTTGGTCATTATTGGCCTAACTCTGTTTTCTAATTCTTTTTGTTTTTCTTCATAAATGGATGTTTCTTCAAAAGAACTTTCATCTAACCATTTGATGTTTTCTTCAACTAATGTTTCAAGTTCTTTTCTGTCATTTTCTGGAATTTTATCTTTGATTTTTTCATCATTAATAGAATTTTTAATTTGATACACATAATTTTCATATGAATTTTTAGCATCTATGTTTTTTTTTTGTTTCTCATCTTCTTCTTTGTGTTTTTCTGCTTCTCTTACCATTGAATCAATATCTGATTGTGAAAGACGATTTCCATCATTTTTAATTTGAATTTTGTTTTCTTTGCCAGTCGAAATTTCTTTGGCTGATACATTCAAAATTCCATTAGCATCAACATCATAAGTAACATTGATTTGAGGAACACCTCTGGGCATTGGTGGAAAACCATCAAGTTGGAATTTTCCAAGAAGATTATTATCTTTTGTCATACTTCTTTCTCCTTCAAATACTTGGATCAAAACACCTGGTTGATTATCAGAATATGTTGAGAAAGTTTGTTCTTTTTTTGTTGGGATGGTTGTGTTTCTTTTGATCAGTGTTGTCATGACACCACCAGCAGTCTCCAAACCTAAACTCAATGGAGTAACATCTAAAAGAAGTATATCTTGTCCTTTGGAACCAATAGTTCCATTTAACACTGCTGCCTGGACAGCCGCACCATATGCCACTGCTTCATCTGGATTGATACTATAGTTAGGTTCTTTTCCATTGAAATATTCTTTCAACAAATTTTGAATTTTAGGAATTCTTGTCGAACCACCCACCAAAACAATTTCATGAACATCCCTTTTACTCATTTTAGCATCTCTCAAAACTTTTTCGACTGGTTTCATTGTTGATCTGAAAAGTGATAAATTCATTTCTTCAAATTTGGCACGTGTGATAGTGCTATTGAAATCAATTCCATCATATAAAGCATCAATTTCAATAAATGCTTGTGTTGAACTAGACAAGGTTCTTTTGGCTCTTTCAGAAGCAGTTCTAAGACGTCTCATTGCTCTTGGATCCTTGGATAAATCTTTTCTATGCGTTCTTTTAAATTCCTTGCAAAAATGCATAACCATGTTGTGATCAAAATCTTCACCGCCAAGATGTGTATCTCCTGCTGTAGCTTTCACTTCAAAAATTCCATCATCGATAGAAAGCAACGAACAATCAAAAGTTCCGCCACCAAGATCAAAAATCAATACATTTTGTTCTCCATCTTTTTTGTCCAATCCATAAGAAATTGCTGCTGCCGTGGGCTCATTAATAATTCTTGCTACTTTCAAACCTGCTATTTTACCAGCATCTTTAGTGGCATTTCTTTGGGCATCATTGAAATATGCTGGAACAGTTATCACAGCACTCCCAACTTTTCCACCCAAATATGCTTCAGCTGTTTCCTTCATTTTGATCAATACCATTGAAGAAATTTCTTCTGGGAAATAAAGTTTTTCTTTGTTTTTATGTTTGATAAGGATTTGTGGTTTATTTTTAGGACCTTTGACTACTCTAAATGACCAAGTTTTCAAATCTTTTTGAACATGTTCATCATCAAAATCTCTTCCAATCAATCTTTTAGCATCAAAAACAGTGTTTATAGGGTTCATGGCTGTTTGCGATTTTGCTGCTTCTCCAACCAATCTTTCATTATCATTGAAAGCTACGTATGATGGTGTTGTTTTGTAACCTTGATCATTGGCTATTATTTCTACTTGACCATGATTCCATATTCCAACACAAGAATATGTAGTTCCCAAATCAATTCCAACACTATAATTTACTTCTGTCATTAATATTTTATCTAAAAAATTTTATCTTTAAATCATTTAATAATTTGATAATTTAATATTCGTTTTTTCACAAATATTAAATTATTTATTAATATTAATGTTTTTAATTGGCATAACAAGCATGGTTTATTTTATTTATGGAATTAAATTAATATGTGAAAAAAAAAAACATAATTTTGATGAGTTACAAAACATTACATTAAATTCAAGTTCATGTCCATTCACAATAAAAAATTCACATTTGGACTATTTTTAAAATGGATACAATCAAGATAAAAAAAAAATTTGTTATGTCCTGACAAATATGGCAAACAGTGAAAATTATGAAAATATCAAACAAAAATTGAATATTTTATTTGGTGCGAATATTTTGATACCCAAGTGATATTAGTTCATGTTTTTTTCAATTTCTCTAATGAATTTTTTTAAAATATTTTGTCCTTTTTTGCCATAAATAGATGTTTTTTCATTTGTTATTGGATCATAAATAAAATTATAATTATCGTCACCGCCACCACCACCAGTTTGAATATTAGAATGACTTGTTCCTTTTGATTCATATGGTGCCAGATCTGGTCCCATCATTCCATTTCCTAAATCAGTTCCATGACTAACAGGATATGATTGTCCATAAGCAGAA